GACCTGGTGGGGGAGTTGACCACGGCGATGCGGGAGAACGGGTTCCGGGGTGTGCTGGTCGGGCGGGCGATATGGGTTAACGGGCCGGTGGTGATCAGCGAGGCGGAACACCTGGAGGACATCCGGACGGACCTGGACTGCGGGAATGCGCTGATCCAGTTGGCGTGGGGCCATCACCGGCTGGAGGCAGCCACCGCGGCGGGGATCGAGGAGGTGCCGGTCGAGCTGGTGGGTGGGCTCAGCGACGAGCAGATGGCCTCGTGGGCGCTGATGGAGAACGTGCGGCGCAAGGACATCTCCCCCATCGAGGAGGCGCAGGCGATCCAGCGGCTGACCAAGGAGTTCAAGTGGGCGCAGGCCCGGGTGGCCGAGATGCTGGGGTACAAGGACGCGGCGACGGTGTCCAACAAGTTGCGGTTGCTGCGGCTGCCGGAGGAGATTCAGGCGAAGGTGAGCGGCGGGCACCTGTCGGAGCGGGCGGCGCGCTCGCTGGTGACGGTGGCGGAGTTGAATCCGAAACGGGCGAAGGAGCTGGCCGAGCAGGACCGGGTAGTGACTGACTACGACGTGAAGCAGGCCAAGCGACATGCGAGTAAGCCACTGACCGAGGGGTGGGACAAGGCGCCGTGGCCAATGGAGTGGGTGCCGGCAGCGCTGGACGTGGAGGGGGACGGGTCGGCGATCAGTTGCCAGGGGTGCGAGCATCACCTGCAGATCGAGGCCGGAGGGGATGAGGTGCGGTGCTCGAAGCCGGCGTGTTGGAACAAGCGGCGGCGGGTGTGGGAAGCGCAGGTCATGGCGGCGGAGAGTGTGAAGCAGGGGATCCCGGCGGTGGTGCAGGGGGTGGACGACGTCAAGAAGTTCGGCTGGGAAGACCGCATCGTGCTGGGTGACAGGTGCACGAAGCAAGAGGGGCAGGGCCGGCCGTGTGCGTGGCTGCGGCTGTGCTACCGGGATGGGGAGGTCGAGGCCTGCTGTGGATGCAAGGCGGAGTACGAGAGGTGCATGGCGGAGGCAGAGCAGCAGAAGAAGGTGAGAAAGGCAACACGGGAGAAGGACGTGGAGGAGGTGCGGGGCTTGTTGCTCGGCGCGGCCACGATGTTGGCGATGTCACTTCTCCCGATGCATCTGGAAATCGCCCGGGCGCTCAATCGTTTCCTGGGAAGCGCTATGTTCTGGGGTGAGCCGGAGGAGCTGGACGTGCACACGAAGCTGGCGTGGAAGGTGCTGACGCAGGAGGTGGAGGGGCTGCCCAGGTGGACGGAATCGTTCTCGGTGGCCGACGTGAAGGACGGGATCGAGGTAGCGATGGGCAAGTTCGGGCTGGACTGGTCGGGTTTGACAGGTGGGGAGATTCCTGGTACCATGGGAGAAACCGAATAGGGGGCCAGTGTGAGCGGCGGCAGGGGAAGTTTCCCGGGCCGCCGTTTTGCGTTGGAGGTAGGCTGTGAGCGATATGATAGACGATGAGATCAGGTGGGCGGTGGAGCAGGTGCGGCAGGTGGCCGACCGGCTGGAGAAGTTGGCCGGCATCGGGCCGTTCCCGCTGTACTCGCAACGTGACCCGGAGTGGGCAGGGGATCGGCTCGGGCCGGACGCCGGCGGCGGGACGGTGGGCGGGTTGGGGTGTGCGGTGACGGACGCGGCGATGCTGATGACGGCACACGGGATGGCGATCACGCCGGGAGAGTTGAATAGGTTGTTGAGCCAGCGCGGCGGTTTCTCTGCAGCGAAGCAGGGAGCGCCGCGCAATCAGTTACGGTGGGAGTTCATCCCGGAGGTGTGCCCGGCGCTGAAGTACTACGGCCGGCGGGACTGGTCGTACATCTCGGCGGACGTGCCAGAGATCCGGCGGGTGATGGTGGAGCGGGGGCCGGTGGTGGCGCAGGTGGATTTCGATCCGAAGGACCGCGACGTGGACGAGCACTATGTCATCCTCCTGGAGTGGCTGGGGCCGGATGACCTGGCGATCGCGGATCCGTGGACGGGGCAGCGGGTGGGGCTGGTGGAGCGGTACTGGAACCCGACGTGGAACGCGACGCGGGGGAAGGTGGCCAGGATTGTGACGGGGCTGCGGTTCCTGCAGGCGAGGGTGGAATGAGTGATGCGGTGGGCTGGATGATTCTAGCCGTGTGGATTGCGCTGATCGTCGTGACGATTGTCATCAAGTGGGAGGAGTTGAGTGGCTAAGAAGAAGCGCAGGAAGAAGAACTGGATTGCGGGGGCGATCAAGAAGCCGGGGGCGCTGAGACGTGCGCTGAAGGTGAAGGCGGGGGCGACGATTTCGGCGGCCAAACTGAGGGCGGCGGCGAAGAAGGGCGGGAGGTTGGGACGGCAGGCGCGGCTCGCAGTAACGCTGGGGAAGATGAGGAAGACGCGGCGGAAGAGGTAGATGGAGCAGGCGTTCATCAGCGACGATCTGCTGACGAAGATGGGCCGGCTGACGGCCAGGCAACGCGAGGCGATCCCCCGGCTGGTGCGGGCGCTGGCGGATGGGCGGACGATGCGCGACCTCCTGCGGGGGCCGCACCGGATCTGTTGCTGGTCCACGTACTACAAGCCGGGCCGGGGCTGGTATCACAACGAGGCGTTCCGGGAGGCGCTGGAGCAGGCGCGGCGGGAGTACGATGCGGCCAGGTTGAAGACGGCGGTCGAGGAAGCGGCAGCCACGTTGAGGCGGACGACGCCACTGGCAGCGAGGGTGCTGGAGCAGGAGATCGTCAGGGGATTGCGTGCACACGATACGGACGTGCCGGACGATGAGTTTACGTTCGAGGAGCGATCGCTGCGGTTGCTGGCCAGGGGGGCGGAAGGGGCGGTGCAGTTCCGGGCGCTGCAGGCGCTGAGCAAGATACGGTCCGGAGAGCGCGGGCGTGGGTTGAGGGCAGCCGAGGCGGTACTGGATCGGGCGGACATCGAGACGGCCGTAAAGAGCGCGGGGGGGGCGGAGGCGGAGTGGAAGGCGATGCTGGAGGAGCTGCGGGGATTGGGAGACGATGAGCAGGTGGCCGGCGTGGAGCCAGAAGGCAGCGATCTTTCGGAGGTTGGGGTATCACCCGTACCCGCTGCAGGTGAAGGCGCATCGTAGCCAGGCGCGGGTGGTGCTGGTAGCGGGGGCGGAGCGATCGGGTAAGAGTCTGTGGGTTGCACGTGAGGTGGTGGCGCGGTTGCCCTGGTGCCGGCGGGTGGCCATCGCCGCGCAGGAGTACGACGAGTGCTGGCCGGAGATGCGGTACATTATCAACGGGCTGCGCGCGCTGGGCGGCCTGGAGAGAAGCAGCACGCCGCAACAGGGGAAGTGGCGGGCCACGATGCGGGGGGGGGTGGAGGTTGAGACGATCTCCCTGCACGAAGGTCCGGAGGAGTTGACCGGGCGCGGGCAGCCATTCGACGTGGTGGTCCTGGCAGAGGCAGGGCGCATCCGGTACGATGCGTTCCTGGCAGCCACCGGCCGGGTGGCGGAAGTGCGTGGGGTGGTGGTCCCGGTGGGGACGCTGTGGGATACGTTCGGCTGGTACGCTGATCTTTACAAAGCATTTGCAGGGCCGAACGTGTTCGAGGGGGAGCAGTTCTCGTTCCCGGCCTGGGACAACCTGGAGATCTATCCAGGGGGGCGCGACGATCCGGAGATTCTGCGGCTGAAGCGAATCTATCCGGACGATGAGTTTGCCCGGTTGGTGGCCGCGGAGTTGAGGCCCAGCCCGGCGCGGATCTATCCGGAGTTCGAGTACGCGATCCACGTGGCCCAGGTGGCGTTCGACCCTGAGGCGGGGGTGGAGTTGGCGGTAGACGCCGGATACTTCCCTTCGCACTATGCGGTGTTGGCTTTGCAGATGGCCACCGACGCGGACGGGCGGGCGGTGTTGCGGCAGGTGGATGAGGTGTACGAGCAGCACAAGACGCATCACGACGTGGTGGAGATGTGCAAGGCCAGGCCGTGGTGGGAGAAGGTGGTCAAGGTGTGGGGTGGCCACGAGACCCGGCAGCATCAGGCGGCGGCCAGCACACAGGAGACGTGGCAGGAGTTGACCCGGCTGCCGTTCGAGATCGTGGACGCAGGGCGGATCGTCGACGGGATCGTGCGGGTGAAGACCTTCCTGCGTGACCCGGCCAGCAATGCAGCCAGGTACGTGGTGGACGTGGGATGCCTGGGGACGCAACGAGAGTTCGAGGCCTACAAGCGGAAGACGGATAGCAAGGGGAACGTGACGAGCGACGAGCCCGAGGACGCGAACAACGACGCGCTCGATGCGTTGAGGAACCTCGTAGTGGGGAAGTATGGGGTGGTCGAGCACGTGAAGCGAGAACCGACGCCGGGGAAGATGAGACGGCCGGCCAGAGGATAGTGCGGATGGGGTGTACTTGTCCCGGTTGTGGTGAGCCTATGCGCTACGGGCAGTATGGTGTGAGGCGCGACGGCACTCCTGCCACGGGGTGGCGATGTTCCCGCTGTTGGCGCACGGTGTGGGAGGGGGAGAAGCCCTGGGTGGACACACTGTCAAGGGAAGACTGGATGAAGTATGTGGCAGAGTTTGGGTCGGGACCATCTGAGTGGTTCGCGGAGCCGCCAGATTGGGTGCATATCCTGAAGAGGCACCAGTGGCCACCCATCGTGCAGTTGAGGTTAGCATTATGAAACCGAGTGACATCACGACGCAGTTCGTGCACAGCAGGTTCGAGGCGCTGAAGAACCGGTGGGGCAAGCGCAACAGCAGGATGGATGAGATGGAGCGGTTGTACCTGCTCGATATGTGGGAGGATGCGCCGGAGCCGGACGAGCGGCGGATCAGTGCGCCGGTGTGTTGGAACACCGTAGAGAGTT